AGACTTAGGCGACGTTGAAATAACCGATGACTCGCTGGCTTCCGGTCAAGTATTAAAATATAAAACAACAAATTGGGGTAACAAAATTTTATTTGAAAGTATTAACGACGGATATGTAGTTAAATATGGTTTAGGCACCGTCGTATCTTCCACCTCGGTACTTGAATTAAGAAATACATATAAAACATTAGAAAATTTAGTAGCAGCCATGTTAAATATATCCGTGGAATAAAATAATATAAAAATAAATATATATTATAATGTAATGAATTTAAATAAAAATGAAGTAGATATACTAAACATTATAATGGAAAGACAGGAACAATTGCTCGTTAACATAAATACAATATTTTCAGATTTAAATTCTTTACAAGGAAAAATAAATACATTAGAAAATAACTTGGTCCCTGTTACAGGTGGTACAGGTGGCACGGGCGGTGGTACGGGCGGTGGTACGGGCGGTGGTACGGGCGGTGGTACGGGCGGCGACACAGGCGGTGGTACAGGAGACCCTACTAATTTATCAGACTTAGGCGACGTTGAAATATCTACTGACTCGCTGGCTTCCGGTCAATTATTAATGTATAACCAAGATATTCGAAAATGGAATAATCAAGCTGAAAGTTTATTTAAAAATTATGAAAATACTCATGTAGTTAAGGCGCCGACGGGGAGAATCAACCCGAACACCACTGTGGAACAATTAAAATTACTTGAAGATGGACTATCCGCCGCTATTTTAGAAGATGTAGTTGCGCAAATGTTAGATATTGCCGAAATGGATGCCGTCGTCCCAACAGTCGCCAGCTCACCATCGTATACGTTGTTAAATCCATCAGAAAGTACTGTGTATGTACAAACAGGAGATGAATTTCCCGCAAGTATAACTACAGTTTTTTTAAGAGGAGTTTGGAGAAACGCATATACAAACAAAAATCCTGGCCCAGTGATGCAGTTGACCAATGCCTTAATTACCCAGCAAATAGATACAGTAGATTTTGTTTTTTCAGGTGGTTTTGTTAACGAGGGAGCATCACAAACTATAACGGTTTCTGGATCAACCAATTCGAACACCCCGGATAGAACAGAATATACTGTTATTAATAGTGTTTTCCCGGGCGGCGACACAAGTGGTGGCACGGGCGGCGACACAAGTGGTGGCACGGGCGGCGACACAACCCAAACATTTCAATGGGGACAAGATTATAGTGTATCATCAACCATATCTATGACTCTCGGAGAAGACGTATATAGCAACATCCCCCCCAATGTTCAAACACGCGGGACCACAACATTATCTACTTCAAATGTTGTAAACCTTGCATACAAGGTTTATAAACCTATGTTAAGAAAGAACAGGGACGCGGTCACAGTTGCATGGGAACTTGCTACGCCCGCGCTGGGGGATAGAAATATACAGGCTGGCTTTTCTGGCAGCCCTAATACACATAGAATATTAAAATATACCACTGAAATCATAGTTACAGCGTTTAAATCTCCAAGATGGAGTACGGGGGCACTCCCCGACGAGGTAGCAATTCCTTTGCCTATAGGCTCTGTAAGTCGTTGGGCGTATTTTAATAATCAAGGCAGCTTCGCCGTGATGAGCGCCACTGATAATGCTGGTCAGCCAACCTACATAATAAATGGACCAATTAATCACGGCCATTCAGATTATCCTCTCACCTACGATCTCGGGCCATATTACATACTTAAACTTAATACCGAAGTTACTGATTCAGATTATAAAATAACAGTCGCTAGTACTTAAGATTGTAAATTATTAAAATATTATTTAATAATAAATTAAATGTCAGACTCAAATTCCATTATCATAAATGCTGGACTGACTGTTGGAGCTGAAGAAGTCTGTGATCTACGAAGCGCGGGACTCTCCAAAGATACTCTGTACCTTGAGAACCCTGCACAAGGTTTATTAAGATATGAAACTGATAAGTATAAATGGGTATATTGCAGTAATGTTACGGCGAATAATGTACCATCGTGGAAACCTTTCATAAATTCTTATACACTAGGGACTAATAGTGTCTTAGAAATAGACGGCGATAAATTAAAAATAAAAACAGGGAATGGTTTATTTGTTGACGCTACCACTGGTGAATTAAAAATAAAAACAGGGGACAGATTAATTTTTGACGATACCACTGGTGAATTAAAAATAAAAACAGGGTATGGGATAAGTATAAATAATAACAAGTTAACATTAACCAATTATGAGGATATGCTAAGAGAAAAAGAAAAAATTCACGTACATAATATAATATATGATAATTTCAGTTATAATTTTGGAAAATATGTAGAAAATGTTAGAAATGTAGATACTAATAATAAAATAGTTAAACTGCAATTTAATAGGAAAGATGATGCTACCAACGATTGTTTTTTTTGCATCAGTATTAATTATTTAATAGGCATAACCGACTGGACATATTCTTTATCGGGCGTCGCTAAAACAAATTATGTTAAAATTCCAACGCCCACTACTAATGAGCTCTTTGGTGGAATTACAGTTGCCGTGACTCAACAAGTTACAGGGAAAACAAGAAATAAGAATATGTATTTTAATTATTATAATGTAGATAGTTCTTATAGTTATCGTGATTATAGAAGTAATTATGAAGACTTATTTAATATGGATATAATAAACGATGGTACAATCGTGACTATTAATATATTTAGTAAAAATAAATTCTTTGGTCCCAATTTTAAAGAATTTGAAGATGGCGGTAAGTGGTATATGATAGCAGATATAAATATTATGTTTAGTGAAAAAATAGAAAATTTTATAATAGATTCTCCGGACAGAATACCAATTTCAAATCCTTATTTACTGCAGATATAGTAAACGTTAATGGATTCATAAAAAAATCAAATATTTAGTAAAAATAAATTCTTTAATCCCAGTATTAATTTTATTGATGGTGGTAAGTAGAATATGGTAGCAGATATAAATGTTATGTTTAATGAAAAATAGAAAATTTTAAATTTAATTAATTTTGCTGAGTTATATTATATTATATGGCAATTGTGGTAAATACTGGACTGACTGTTGGAGCTGAAGAAGTACTCGATCTCCGATGTGTCGGGAATAATCACAGAGATAGACCTGAGTCATTTGTAGCAGTAGGTTTATTAAGATATGAAATTGATAATGATATATGGACATACGTTGAAAGTAAAACAATTTCAGGAAATACAAGGACAAATAATTGGAAAACTCTTGAAAGAGGGACAACTTATAGTCCTGGTAACGGTATAGAGATAAACGACGATAATGTTATAAGCTTAAATATTGGAAAGGGCTTAACTGTTGACAACACTGGTAATTCACAATCAAATGGTCAATTAAAAATAAATACTGGGAGCAAAGGTGGCTTAAGTTTCGGCACCAACGGTGAATTAAACGTAAACGTGGGAGATGGTTTAAATGTTGTAGACGGTAGTTTAATCTTAGATACGGATATATTAAAATCAAATTCTGATATACGTGTTTATAGCATAAATAATTCTATTTCAACTTGGAGTAATAACGTGACTTTTGGTCTCCAAATGAGTAGCTATGCAAGTCCCAACACACTCATAAATATTCAAACAATAATGTTTAATGTTTATAGGACGCCTACAGAATGGAACCACGCAAAAATTAAGATTGATTATCTTATAGCATATCAAAATAAAGCTGAAGCCGGTAGCGGGACGGCTGAGCAGACAATTTCGTTTATTCCGTCGAGTGCGAATTCGAAATTCATAAGACAGGGGAGTTGGATTTATAGCCGGAATTCACGGAGTAATAGTGAATTATTTTCAATAAACCCAAATATGACTAAGCTGGCGAAAGACAAGGAGGCAGCGACCGACAACAAGGGCGCGAAGAGACTTTTTATTGATATCCAAGCCAAAAATACTAAATACACAGACAAAAAGTTTCTTGTAACCGCAAATATAAACATAACGTTAACTAGAGGTGACATTCACTTAATTGATAAAAATACGAATGTTAATAATTATCCTTAACTTCTTCTGCATTATTTTTATATAGAAGCGTGTTAAAATGCTAAAGCTTTTAAACAAAATATAATATAGAATTTAAAATAATAAATCTATAATAATGATTATACTTTCTTTTGACATAGGAATTAAAAACTTAGCATATTGCATGATTGATTCTGTAGACAATTGTATTTTAGATTGGAATATTTTAGATTGCTGTGGGACAAATGAAACTCTTAGAGTTATACAGGAAATTGATTCAATAGAATATTTAACTGAAGCTGATATAGTTCTTTTGGAAAAACAACCTTCATTTAATCCAAAAATGAGAAATATATCAACTGCGTTATATGTTTATTTTATTTTAAGAATACAACATGAGCTTAATAAGAATTGTAAAGTTATATTTTATCCAGCTAAATATAAACTTAAATGCTCTAATACACAAATAACGCATAAATGCAAGTGCAAGTATCGTCAAAATAAAAATCTAGGAATTGTTCACACCCGGGAACTTTTAGCATCTCATCAAGATTTTTTTGAAAACCATAAAAAAAAAGACGATCTTGCTGATTGTTATCTACAGGCTATGTCTTACATTAAATTTTTTATAAATTCATATGAGCAGAAAACCGTAGCATGATAAGGTATACTTCTAAGAAGATATAAATTTATGCCTCTATAGTATTCGATTATTTTCATATTTTTTATAGAATCTGAATTTCTTATTTTAACTCGTATGGTGTCAAATGGGTAAAATACACATGCCGATATAGTTTTGGATATAGCAGTATTTAAAAAAGTGTTAGACGTAGAATTATTTGACCTGTCTTTAAGATATTCATACAACGGAATTTGTATTGTAAAATTTAAGTTTATTATATAACTTGGCAAAAGACCTTTATAACATTTATAAATATTTATGTTTTCTACCTTCTTACCAGTTTGTAATTTTTGGCGTAAAACCCAAAATGGAGTTGTAAATGTAGTTGCTGTACAACAAGCAATGTACGAAGCTAATGGTTTTGGCAATTCAGTTTCTTTTAGTTTTTTATAACAAGGAAAATAAATAGTCCAAAAAGATGGCACGGCTATTATACCATAATTAATACCTCTATATAAGTAACTTACATTGAAATGTATAACATTTTTAAGTTGATAATTTACTCTAATCGTATCTAATGGGTTACATATTATAGTTGAAATTATTCCTGCGCCTAGCGCCGGTATAACTTCTTCCATTTATTTCAAAATAAAATATATTTTTATATTAAATTAAAATGAAAGGAACGGTAAAATTATCAGTTTTAATCGGTTTAATTACATTGGTCGCTTTATTTTTTTTATTTAAACCTGAATTTTCACTTATAACAGGTAAAAATGACGCCTCTGCAAAAATAATGACAATTAATGAATCTGGAGATATAGTTTTATCTGATAATACAGTTCAAAACGTAAATGATTATGTAGATAATATGAAAAGCACTTTAAGCAAATCTATAACTGATTTGGAGTCTAAATTGGATACAAAAATCGCTGCATTAAAAACGTCTTCTGATAAATTGTATCAACCAAAAGGGGATTACATATACAATAAAGACAAAATCGCCCTGGCCCGAGTACTTAATAATGCACAATGCGGAGGTGACTGTAGAGCCGTAATTGATATGTGGAATGATAAAAATACTCATTGGCAAAAGGGAGGGTTTCAATGGGGTCAAGCCGGTGCCCAAGCATATGGACACGCAAATCAGGGTAAAATATATATAGTCAAAGCTTAAATAATATAACCAAAACAGTTATAAATTGATATAATTTATTATTGTATTAGTTCTATTTTATTTATAATTGATGTACTCATAAATTAAACTTGCAACCCTTGCATTTTTAAATATTCCATAAGAATGATCTTGTAAATAATACAACAGTTCGTCTATTTTTGAAAATTCAGATTTTTTAATTATTAATGTCGTTGGTTTAAAATTTTTAGGGACAAATTTTTCCATTTCTGAAATGTTTTGTTTACGTTTTGGGGTAATTACTGATTTTTCAACAATAGTGTAATAAATAGACAAAAGAAGTTCCGTAAATATACTTTGACAAAATGAATCTTGAAAGCCTCTTTTACATCTTTTAGAAATAGTGTTTTCAATTCCTTTTGATAAATCATTTGTTGCCATTATTTGATTATACATCTGTTGCCTCATTTTATCTACCAATTCTTGATTTGAACCAAATTTAAGGACTCTTTTCATTGGATTTCTTTTCTTTTTTGCACATCTTGATTTTAATTGAGTTTTTGTTAACTCTTGTACTAGTTTTGGTGTTTTAGAATCTATACGTTTACTTGGGCGGCAATAAGCGATAGATGATTTTATTTTTCTTCCACACGATTTTCTTTTTGGCCACGCACACGCGTCTACCCACTTTTCGCGATACCATCTTCCAAGATCTGTTTTCCCCTTTCCCCCTGTGTATCCTCCTCCAGCGGCCTTGTATTCCCTGACGAGTCTCCCAGAATCATAAGCTCCCCATCTGCGACCTTTAATTGACCTTCTAATTTTAGATTTTATAGACTTGTATAATTTCTTGTTTATTACATTGTCTGGAACATTGTATTTTTTTCCAAAAGAGTTTCCAGACGCATAATCCTTTAACCAATCTAATGCTCGATTGTACCATTTTGGTGAAGAAAAATTTATTCGATGTCCTAATTTATTTAGTATAATTTCTATGTTGTCTGCGTTCCATTCTAAACTAGCAATTACTGGATCATGATATTCGTTTTCATCTGGGTTTAACTCTACATATTCTTCTAAAATGTGTTCTATACAATTATACCAAAGTTCATCGTTGTCAAAATCTTTAGCAGTTAAGATATTCGCGGCATAAAATAACCACAATGAAGTTTTAGACTCTAATGGATTTAAAACAAGCCATGGTTCGCCGAATGCGGATGTCATTTGCTCTGTTGCATAATCGGGGCCATTATATTCGGCATTCATTTTCCATAACATGTCCTTAAGTCTCTTTTTGGTCATCATATTATTTTGATTTCTTCTAATTTTATTTCCTCTTACTATTTTTTGTATATCAGACGCAGATACATCCTGTTGTATTAAATTTTGAACATCTTTGGGCAATCTTTTTAGAGAAGTGTCTTCAAAAGGAATTGCTCCAAAACTCAATTTTTTACTCCCTGATATCTCTTTTGGAAATTTTCCAGTTCGATTGTAAGCATTAAGTCTGCGTTTATAATCCGCAAGACTTGCCTTTAAAGATGGTTTGTTCCAGAGTATGTACATAGATAAATATCCTGGTCTCATTGGATCACCTGTTTTAAGATCTTTCTTGTGACGAGAAATGTATCTTTCTCTTCTTTCGCGATCTTTATGGATTGTAAAATCTGACATACCGGTTGCTCCAAATTTACGAATATATTTCTTGCCATTTTTTTCAAATGTAATTTCGTATTTTTTTCTCCCAGTTTTAAGTTTTTTAAATTTTATTACTTTTATCATTTAATTATATTCAATATTTTAATAAAAGCATTAAAAGATTACTTTTATTAAAATTTAGATTATGCAAGAAGATTTATTATCTTTTTTACAGTTACACATGATGTATTCTAATAAAAATATATCTGAAAACAATACTTTTTTTGCTATATTATTTGTCTTATTTACCGTGTTTTATAGAAATAATAGACAAATAACAGGGTTTTTATCAAATTTTAATTTACACGGATTTTATTTTAAGAAAAATACTATAACAATTGAAGGTAAAAGGTTAAAATCTGAGTTTAAAACTTTTTACACCGATTTATTTTCGACACGTTTTAAAGCTCTCTGGGAATATATTGGAGAAACAGAATATAAATACATAAATTCTATAAAAGAGATTTCTACTTTTGATTACGATTATAATAAAGACTCCGACGAAAGAGCTACAATAGAAACTAATGTATTTGTAGTCAATCAAAATGATAAATTCAAGTTAGCAGATGAAATTTATTGTAAAATAGACATGTATAATGACTTCGAAGAAAAAGACTCCAAAAAATTTGAAACTGAAATAATAACTATAGAGATATTTTCGTACAAAAAGTCATTGACTGATATCAAAAACTTTATAGAAGAAATCAAAAATAACTATGAAATTAAGAGAAGTGACTATAGAAAGAATAAAAAGTTTATCTATATGCTAAATAAACAAGACTATAGTACAAATTCTTTTAAAACAATAACATG